CCATATAGTCAACTACTCGTCTAAACTTCTCAAACTCAACTTCTGAAAATTTATTTGGGTCTTTGTCGTCTACGTTCTGTTCCATAAACTTAAGACTTTCCTTCATATACTTCATAAACTCTTTTTTAGGAAGAATGTTCATATCGTACTGTAAAGGTTCTTTTAAGTATGGAGTATCAAATCTAACCATCTGTGGCTGATCTGTTTTGTTATATTGATTGTAAATGCTGCGCCACTCTAAGATCTTTTCTAACAAACTCTTGAATGTTGTTACAGACAAGATGTTAAATGTAATCATAAAGCTAATAGGTTGCCCTGTGCCTTTCAAATAAGCATCTAAATTGCGTTCCCAAATTTTTAAATCTAAACCTGTTCTGATGTACTCAGCACGAGGACCCCACGTATCGATACTGGTATACAACTTAAACCTTTTAATGCCTTTACTCACTGTGAGATGATTTACATACTCAACCATTTTATCAACTAGAGCAGGCTTTACACCTAGGTTACTGTTAATATTCAATTCAAGTTTGGGCATTGGGTCTTCTTTGAGACTGGTCAATAACTTCCACGTACTAGTATGCATCAAAGGTTCACCGCCTGTAATACGGAGGATGGACAGTGTCTTACGAGCCGTGGGCCACCATTTCCACCACGCATCAACATAAGGATTCTTTTCTTCACGTTCGTATAGGTCCATCCAGTCAATGTCACAACGATGATTCTTAACCGAAGTTACTGGGCCATATTGTTTAATCTCATTATAGAAACGACTGCTGGCTTTAGGGTGACAATATCCACATTTAAAATTACACTCGTTGCCAAAGCTAACTTCAATATATTCCGGATTTACATTTTTATCCCACGGATTATCTACAATTTGTTTGTAACGCTTTTCTGTAAAGATACTTGCAGTTTTAATGTGACGATCACTGATGTAGTCTGGTCCCATGTTCTCAATGTTCCAACAATACTGACATCCTTTAGTCTGCACACCTTCTAACATTTCTTTACGCTCTTGTTTTTTGATCGATGTATTGTGCAGAGCACTGGGATTCTTTTTAAGTTCTGCTAGGTCAATCTTATGTGGAGCTGGATGATAACAACTATGGGTTTCACCTGTCTGTAAGTACAAAGTAACATGATGCCATTTGGCTAGACAAAACGTAGGACTTGTTTTATCTACTATAGAAATAATCTTTTTAATATATTGTTGCTGAGTTTCACTCATTATTCTTACCTTTGTTCAGCAAATCAAATTGCTGTCTTAACCATGTATAGTCATTTATCTTTAACAATGCTTTATGGTCGCTTGCAAATTTACTGGCATAGTCACAGGCCTGACTCGCACCCAAGGCCGCATACTTACCAAACTTCTTCTTTGGGTCAGAACTCAACCATTCATTGAGTTTGCCCATTTGATTATTCTTATATAACTTAACACATTCTCTAAAGGCACTTCGCCAGGTTGAGAATTCGTCTACATTAAATGTTGTAACGCAACTAATTTTATCTTCTGCACTTATTTTAGGCATAATACCCGTGAACATATCAAGAGTGGTCCATTTTCTTTGTTTCATTAGGATATTCTTATTAAACAGTTTAACACCTCCATTTTGATAAGTCAAGTCATTTACTGGATTCTGGCTGCACCATACATAGGCACAGTCTCTGTCAAAGATACCCGGCTGGAAATCAAACTGCCAATCATCCACAAGCCAAGCATCACCATCAACTACAAAGAACATATCTGTCTTTGCTAATTTGGCCGCGGCCTTGTGTGCATTAAAGATGCCCTCAACTCCGTGTACTCGTTTTGCCCAAGGAGCCTTCTCTAGTACACGATTCCAATTTTCATCTGCATTAGGTTCTTTATAAGAGATGAAGATAACATCTAGATAATCTGCAAATACTGGAGTTACCAGGCCAACTTCTTTTATGCCGATAGGGTCAGAGCAAAACTTCGCCCTAACAGTCCAAATCTTTTCTTTGATAGCAGAGTTTAGGTACCAAACGTGTTCGTAGGCCAGGTCATGCCACGGAGCAATATATTCCTCGTTGTATTCTAAATTAGGCAAGTCGAGATTATACTCTATACTAACACTAGGACTAACATGTCCAATTACTTTGCTGCCTTTAGGTTTAGTTAATGTTGTTTTAGCTTTGAATGCCCATATCGGTTCTTCATTGTTTTGTAGATGTTTGTTATCTAACATCCAAACGTGTTCATAGGCAAGGTCATGCCACGGTATTGTATATTCTACATCGTAGTCTAACTCTGGTAAACTAGGATTATAGACTACCGTAACACTGGGGCTAACATAGTTTACTATTTTACTACCTTCTAATTCTTCTGTTACTTGTACAGTAAATGCCCATATATCATCCTCACCTTCTTTAAGATGTTTCCTGTCTAACATCCAAACATGTTCATAGTCAAAGTCGTGCCAAGGTATTAGGTAATCTAAATCATAATCTAATTTAGATAGTTCTGGATTATATATTATAGTGAACTCAGGAGTAATAGTTCCTAACCATTTCCATTCTTTGGGCCTACGCCACAACGGTGTAAATTTTATAACCCATAATCTCTCATTATTGGTTTGATGTATGGGGTCTAATTCGTAGGCACATTCGTGTGCTAGATCATAGAATGGTGGGCAACAATCGTTGACATCTACTCCCAGGTCAGGCAGATGTTCATTAAATTCTACAAGCACGTCAGGAACAACATAACCCATATCTTTAGTGCCTAATATTTCTTTACCTATAGGCTGGCAACTAAATGCCCAAACTTTATCATCTAATGGATTGAACCTAGGATCTATATACCATACTAACTTATAATTTCTATCCCATTTATTAGGTTCAAAGGTACCAAAGGGATCATCTTCATAAGTTATTAGTTTATCAATGTCCGAATTCCTAGTCCAAGCAAGTTTAGCCTTGACTATCTCAACAGTTTCATATCCATGATAAGGATACCAACCATCCTTGAATATCTTAACTATCCATTCACCTTCATGAGCTACAACTACACATTTCCTAGTGTTGGGTAGTTCTTCTACATAATATTGTAGATCATCTTGCCATCTTTCCGGAATATTATTATTTGGATTGATTACAAAAAACTCACTATGACCCTGTCCTAGCTCATAGAGTTGCAGATCGTACTGAAGGTCGTAACCTTGCCAATCGACTGTAAGAGATTCTTCGTGGGGAATTTGATAGATATTTTCTAGCATTACTACTAATTATCTTAATAGATAATGCTGTTAAAAATATCAGGTTGGTAGTGGAACTAGGCTTGTATCAACTATCCAAGTTTCAGGTGAGAATGATGTAGCAACAAAACCTCTAAACAATCTTGTTCGAGGATCACCTGGTACGGCTGCTTCTAACTGATAGTAACGTGCTGGGTTGTCTATAGTTGAATGATAATGGAATGCTCTTGTTAGATTTGCCATTGTTAGATCAAAGGCTGTGTCGCCTGATAGTTCTCTTAGATTGTTTATTTCAATGTTTACTAGATCATATCCATTATATGTTACAACAAACATTGAACCAACACTTTGTTCAAATCCAAAATAATCAGCATAATCTAAACCGTTGGTAGTTTTCTTAACGTATTTTGGTAGACTAATGTCGTTGAGTTCACCACTGAGGTAAGTGCCAGCAACTGGTAACGGAATACTGCAAACGGTTGCCCAGTAAGGATATGGTTTGTCTATAGATCCTGCGCCAATATACAAATTTTTCAGTACAGTAAAAATATTTCCGCCTTCCGAATATATAGGAACACCGTCACCCCCTGAACCAACACCAATAGTAACAGTTTTAATGCCGTCAAATATGTCAAAACTAATTCCAATTATGCTGTTGTTGCCGGCGCCTGCACTATACCAAGTAGAAAGATTTCTATATTTTGTATAGTCAATGTTAACATAGGCCTTATTGCTAATAGTAGTTGATCCAGCGCCGACTACTGAAATAGCCAATGTAGATGTATAACCAGTTGTGGTATTGTTT